TTCGAATGGGCGCAGATGGAGCGGCCCGAGACCCTGACCGACATCCAGCGCGCCGCCCGGTTCTACTACCTGCAGAAGCTGGCCTTCGGCGGCAAGGTCCACGGGCAGAACTTCGGCACCGTAGCCACCGGCAACGGCCCGAAATTCAACCTGCTGCGCATCGAGGAAGAGCTGAGCATGGTCCACCTGCGCCTGGCCAATGTGATCATCGAGCACCTGCCGTGGCACGAATGCATCCAGCGCTACGACCGCCCCGGGACCCTGTTTTACCTGGACCCGCCGTACTGGCAGACCGAAGGCTACGGCGTCGACTTCCCCTTCAGCGAATACGAGCGCATGGCCGAGCTGATGCGATCGATGCAGGGGAAAGCCGTGCTGTCGATCAACGACCACCCCGACATCCGCCGCGTGTTCGACGGCATGGCCATGATCCCGCTGCAGATCCACTACACCGTAGGCCGCGCCGGCCGCGACCAGGCCGCCGGCGAGCTGATCATCAAGAACTGGGACGACAGCCAGGCGCAACTGTTGTGATTGTGATTTCAGGGCCCGCCTTGGGTGTTCCTGTGGTAGTATTTCCACACTAGAGGTGCTAAGGCGGAGTAGGGAGGCATTCCGAAACGAGATACCGCCTCAACCGTTGCGAAATACCCAATTAGCGGCTGGGCAGGCTGCAATTGCGGTGTATCGAAATAGCCCCCGCGGCCACAACGGGATAAGCGTCTGCAGCCACTGCCCAAAGTCGATTATGCAGGCGGAAGGGGGCGGTCTATTTCCAAGGGTCAGCTTCGGCTGGCCCTTTTTATTTCCATCACCGCCCCGCGTCACCAAAGTAATGGAAGGCGATCTTTCCTCCCTGATCACCGCGGGGTGGGTAGCCAGGCACGCCCTTGTCGGCGTACAGCACCACGTCCGGCCCGTAGTGCACCATCCGCAGCCGGCACACCCCGACCGCCCAGTACTCCGTCACTGGCCGGCCCTCGCGGCGGGTCTTGACGATCTTTCGATCAGGCATGGTCCGCCAGTGCTTGAGCCTGGCGTGATAGACGTGGACGGGAATCGGATGCATGGGTGCAGCATCATCCGGACCGCGTTCGCAGGGGGTGAGATTCAGAGTCCAAGGTATTTCGCCCACGCTTCCATCAGCTCGCGGCGCTTGGCCAGCAGCTTGCCGCGCCGGTAAGCGGCTTCGGTCTTGTCCTTGATCTTGTGCGCCAGCGCCATCTCCGAAACCTCGTTGGAGAACTCGGTCTCTTCGCTGGCCCAGTCCTTGAACGAGGACCGGAAGCCATGGGCAGTGGCCTTGCCCTTGAATCCCATGCGATCGATCAGTGCGGTCATCGCGTTTTCCGACAGCGTGCCCTCGTCGCCGTAAGGCAGAGGGAACAACAGGCCCGTCGCCGGCAGTTGCTCCAGCATCGCCAGCGATGCGGCAGTCAGCGGCACAACGTGCAGGCGCTTGCCCTTCATGCGCTCCGGCGGGATGTGCCACTCGTCGCCAGCGATCTCTTCGCGCCGCGCCCCCCGGGTTTCGTTCGGCCGATTGGCGTGGAGGATCAGCCACCGCAACGCGACCGCGGCCACGCCCTCTTCGGCGCGCAGTAGGGTCATGAATGCCGGAACCTCCTTGTAGGGCAGGGCGACCAGGTGTCCCTTCGTGAGCTTGGCCAGTGGCGGCAGGAGGTGCTCCAGGTGGCCTTTCCAGCGTGCCGGGTTGGGTCCGGCGCGGTGGCGCTTGACGGTCTCGGCGTCGAGGATGGTCTCGATGCGGCCGCGTAGCCGGCCCGCGGTCTCGGGGATCTTCGTCCAGATCGGCTTCAGCACGGCGATGACGTCGGGCGTATCGACCCGGTCGACGGGCAGATCGGTGAGTAGCTTGGCATGCGTGGCCAGCGTGTTCTCCCACTGGGCGATGTGCTTGGGGTTGCGCCAGGTGGTGCGGTGCGCATCGATGTAGGCGTCTGTCGCCTTGCCGAAGGTGGGAATGGCTGCACGCGCCGCCTGGGCAGCCCGGCGTCCCTCCATCGGATCGATCCCCTCGAGCAACTGCCGGCGCGCCGCCGCGGCCGCCTCACGTGCGTCGGCGAGGCCAACCGTGTGGAGCGGCCCCAGCCCCATCTCCGGCCGGCGCCCCTTGAAACGGTAGCGGAAGATCCAGGTCTTGGCCCCGCCAGGCGCCACCTGCAGGTACAAGCCACCGCCATCGGAGTAGTATCCGGGGGCCGTCAACGCCATCACGCCACGCGCTGACAACCTGTTCAACGCCCTCGCCATTCACCCGCCCGCCTACCCATCCATTGCGCCGGATTGTATACGACAGTTCAGAACGGCACGGGACGCCGGAGCCTTGCCGCTGCAGGCGTGGCGGATAAATCAGAACGGCATGGGACGTGCGCTCGCGGACGTCCACTCCGCCATATAAAGGCCGAAAGCCCGCAGAAATGCGGGCTTTTTGCTATTTGCCGGAATCGCTACCCATCCTTTTACCCATCCGGGTACCGGTTTCGGCCCGCGGATTGGTCATGACCTGGCGGTTCACCCAGTCGTAGAGTTCGGAGATCGGCCACAGCGATCGACTGCCGATCTTGATGGGGCGCGGGAAGGGGTTGGTTTCGTCATCCAGGTGGCCGTAGATGTAGGTGCGGCTCATGCCGGTGATGATCTGGGCGCGCTTCATGGGCGCCAGCTCTTCGGCGTGCTTTGCGGCATTCGCGGGGACGGTACTGTTTTGGGTCAAGGCATGACCTCCGTGCATTTACGACGCGAGCGGCGACGCTTCTCGGCAAGGGCCGTGGCCAGGACGGATTGCTCGAGCTTTGTGCTGAACTTCAGCGCGAGGATCAGTTCGGCCAGCTCTTTGTCGCCCAGGCCCTTGACGCGGTCGGTGATCTTGCTTGGTTTCTTGGCGGGCTTCATGCGGCCAGTCTTTCCGGCACGGGCACCGGATCCAAGTTGGCCCGCGCGATCGCGGCCAGCGGCGGCGGGGACACGCTGTTCCCGACCATGCGGACGGCATGCGATGCGCTGATCTTGCGGCCATCGGCGGTGCGGTCGATCACATAGTCGGCAGGGAATCCCTGGGCGCGGAACAACTCGACCGGCTTCAGCATGCGCAGTTTGATATCGACGATCACATACGGCGTGCCCTGTACGGACACGGTCACCAGCGCCATGCGGTCGCGGGTCGTCACGGTGTCCAGCGGCTCGCGCAGGTCCAGAGCAGTGCCGTTGCCGTAGTAGTTCACCATGAAGGCGGCTACGCGGAGCGCGCTGGCTTCCTGTTCCGGCGATAGTTCGGCGAGGTCAGCCGACACCAGCCGATGGATGCTTCCCTGCGCGCAGATGGTCGGGGACGGCCTGCGCAGGTCATTCCCCGCGCCGTTGTAGTAGCCGCCGCAGGCTTGCTCAAGGAAGGCACTGACCACGGCGCCATCTGCCTTGGCCGTGAACGTGTAGTGCGGTTCGTTCGCGGGACGTGGTTCCGACTGTCCAGCCCGCCCGCCGACGCCGGCAAGGATTGGTGCGACCACCGCGAAGTGCCCACCCTTCACCTTGGCGCACTGCGTCCGCAGCGGCTCCATCGCCGACCAGGTGCGACCACCGTTGCCGGCGTTGGCGAATTCGGTCAGGAAGAACGGCTCCTTCGCCTGAATGACATGCTTCATCACCCCCTTGGCGATGCGGCGCATCGTGGCCGGGGCCAGTGGACGAGGACGGTCGAAGATGCTCCGGCCCAGGTCGCTGAAGTCGATGCTGTCGGCGGCGGTGACCAGCGGCTGCAGGCCCGGCTTCGCGCAATGCGTGGGTGCCGGCCAGATGATCGGCTCGCCATCGCGGCGAGCAATCAGGAACAGTCGTTCCCGGCTGGTGCCTGCGCCGAAGTCGCTGGCGATCAGCTTGCGCCACTCGACCGCATAGCCGAACGACCGCAGCACCGCGACGAACCGACGCCAAGTCTCGCCGAGGCGCTTCTTGTCGGGCACCAGTTGCTGCATCTGAACCGGGACGCGCTCACCGACTGCCGCCACCGTCCCGTCCATCTTGACCACGCGCCCGGTGTGCTTGCATCGCTTGGCTACCAGCTGGCACCAGGACAGCATCTGCCACACGTTTTCCATGGAGAGGATGCGCGGTGCAAGCCCGACCCGCGAAAGCTGGCCGATCCACTTAACGCCCACCCAAGCAAGCGCCCGTATCTTGTGGCTACGCGGCTGGCCTCCCTTTGCCTGGCTGAAGTGCGTGCAATCCGGGGAGAAATGAAACCAGCCGACAGGGCGGCCAGCGACATCGATGCGCGGGTCAGCGTGCCAGATATCCTCGCGGTGGTGGCTCGTCAGCGGGTGGTTCGCGGCGTGCATGCCGATGGCCCACTCGTCGTGGTTGTAGGCGAGTGCCGGGTCAAGCCCCAACTCCTGCTTCAGCGCCTCGCTCGCACCGCCGCCGCCCGCGAACAGGTCGACCACGATTTCGCCAGGTCGCAGCCGCGAGACTTGCGGAAGCGGAAAATTGAATGCGCCGGAACCGTCAGCCACGATCCACCCCGCCGTCTTTGCAGCTGGGGGTGGCTTCAACTATCAAGGATTCCTTGACAGTTTCCAGCGCATCCGCATAAGCAGACTCGATGATTCGCAAGTCGTCCCCATGTTGCCGGGCGATATAGCGGTCGGCACGCAAGCGACCCATGGCCCATGCAAATTCGGTTCGCGTAGTCGGCCCTTTCATTCAGACCCCTCCGCGCCGCTGGAGAGGGCTGGATCTTTCTTCATCGCTTTGGCGAACACGGCAACACGGAACTCGTCGCACATTTCGGCGAGCGTTTCCGGCGACAGTTCGTGCAATGCGAAGCTGGGCGACTCCTTTACGCCGTCCTGCCGGCGGCTTAACGAGGGCTCGGCGATGGCGAAATTCGGCACCGTAAATGGGCGCAGCTTGGTTTCGATGGTTGCCATCACCGATCCTTCCCGCCCGCCGTGCTGGGGTGGGCTGCACGGGCAATCCATGCGGCGCGTGCAAATGCCTTCATGCCGTCGTAAGCCTTGCCCTGCTCGCCGTCGAACCACGCCTCGTACGCTTTCAGTTCATCGCGCTCCCCGCCGGGGCGTGCGGATAGCAGTTCCGTGGACCCGTTTGCAAGAATGTCGCAGACCGCCTTGCGCTCGGGATCGCGCATGTTCGATTGCACTGCCTGCAATGCATCGCATCGACGCTTGTAAAAGTCCCTTGATTCGCACAGCCTGCGCAGTTCCTTACTGTCTCGCGCGTGCTGCTCGACATAGCCGCCCCCACCCACCACCGGCGCGGGCTGCGCTGCGAGGGCGGAAAGTTCTTCGGCGAATTCTTGCATGGCGGCAACGTCGTGCTCATGCTCGCAAACGATTGCACGTTTTTGCATGCGAACTGACAAAGCCCTTGCCGCATCCCCCATCCCAGGCGCGGCGGTGTTGCCAACTACTAATTTGCTACTAACTTTGGTCGAATTAGTAGTTTCTGGCGCGGCGGGCTGGGTGGCTTGGGTTGCCGTGTAGATCGTTACGCCAGCGAGGGGGTCAACAGGCTCTGGCATCGGCGGATAGATCGGGTCAACCGCTCGGGCCAACTCGGTGACCACCTGCTTGACCATCCCGGCAGGCTCGCCGAAATAGCTGTCGTTGTAGCTCATGCACAACTGCCACTGCGCGAGCTTCCCAACAAGCCCACGCAAGTAGATGGAATCCGTAACAGCATCCCTCGCGCCCGCTGGCGGGTCCTTGGCGCCATACAGAATCTTGCCGATAGCCTGCTCCATATCGACAACTTCGTTCCTGTCGGGGTCTCGGTCTACCGTGACCAGAAGATGGCCGCGCTGATACGTCGTGGCGATGCGTACGGTCTTGGCACTCGGCCCGTTCTGCGCGGTGGGGGTTTGGGTCATTTCGAACTCGCCTTGGCGGATTTCTTCGCCGGCTTCTTGCTGGTGATTTTCTTCGCGGCCTTCTTGTTCGCCTTCTTCGCCGGCTTCGGCTTGGCCGTGGACTTCGCGGGGGCCTTCGGCTTGGCCGCAGCGGCTTGATTTTTGAGCGCGTAGCCCGGTCCGCGTAGCGGCTTGGGCAGCCAGCCAGTGCCGGCGAGCAGCTTGGCGGTGGCGGCGACGTGCTCGGACTTCTTCAGGCCGGCCAGGGTGGCGGCTGCGTCCTTGCCGCAGGCTTCGGTGACGGCTTGCGTGCGCAGGTCGGCGTGGATGCGGCCCAGGAAGTCATCGCAGGCAGGATTCCACGAGCAGGCCATGTCGAACTTGGTCTGCGCCTGGATGGCGTCCATGGCGGAGTTCAGCACGCGCTGGTCGCCGCTGGCGTCGAAGTGGGTGGCGACGATCGCAGACAGCACGGTGTTGCGCCACTCCTGGGTCTGCTTGAGCAGATGCGCGAACCGATCCTTGCCGGGAATGGCTTTCAGCAGCTTGCGGAGCCGCGCCAGTTCGTCGGCATCGCCGCCGTCCAGGTCCTTGGAAGCCGTGCGGTAATCGCGCACCGTGCTTGCGCGCACTTGCACGCCATTGTGTCCGCCCAGCAGCGCATCGATCAGCAGGCACACCGCGAGATCGGCATGGGAACCCAGCACCGATGCGGCGGTATGGCTGCGGTGCACCGACAATTCGTTCAGCACGACGCCGCTGAGTTCGACAGGCTTGGCCTTGGGCTTCGCTTCCGATTTGTAGCCGGATGCCGGCGCTGGCTTGCCGGGTTTCTGCCCGGGCTTGAGGCGGGCGAAGCGGAACGCGATGTCCCCGTCGGCGTCCAGCGCCAGGATGACGCCAGACTGGGCCATGACTTCCGGCTTGTGCTCCTGGAGCATGCGGCTTTTGATGGCGTCGAGCTCGTCCTCGATGCGCTGCAGTTCGTCCTGCACTTCTTCGGAGAAGTCGTCGCCCTCGGCATCTTCCAGTTCGCGCATGCGGGTCTGGAGTTCCTCGGTACGAACACCGTCTTCCGGCTTGGCATAGACCTCCTCACCGGAGGCGTGTTGCGGGTGCAAGCCGTAGTCGTAGATGTCCACGCCGCTATCGGGCAGCACCACGTCTGCGAACGACCAGCCGGCGGCCTCCAGTTCCTTGGCCGTGGCGTGGAGCTTGTCCATGGCCAGGGTGTCCAGCAGCGGCAGATCCAGCACGCTGACCCGATCGGTGAACAGGTCGGTGTTCACGCGGCCGCCGGCGTCCTGGTAAGCCTGCAGGCCCACGAACTGGACCATCCGGTCGTCGGCCGCCTTGGAATCGCGGCCAAGGAATCGGCGCAGCGCGTCCGGCGTGCGTTCCCAATCGCCGCGTGCCGTGGTCCACGCCTGGCGCTGCAGCTCGTGATTGGTGGTGCTGGCCAGCGCCATCAGCTGGTCCAGCGTCATCCCGCCGTCGCGGTAGTCCTGCAGGAACTCGGGGCGCACGCGGGCCAGGCGCAGCCGCTGCTCGACGAAGCGCTGGGTCTTGCCGAAGCGTTCGGCGATTTCCGTCACCGTGCGCCCCTGGTCGCTCAGCTGCTGGAACGCGACGAATTCGTCGGCCGGGTGCATGGCGATGCGGATGATGTTGGCATGCAGGCCGGCTTCGGCGCCGTTGGCTTCGGTCACCAGTCGGCACGGCACCTTGTCGATCAGAGCCGCGTCCAGTCGCCCGGCTTCATGGAGCATCTTCATGGCGCGCAGGCGGCGGCCGCCGTCCTCGACCCAGTAGATGCCATCGTCGGCAGGCGAGACCACCAGGTTACTGAGCAGTCCTTCGGCCTCGATGCTGGCCATGAGATCGGACACGTCGGCGCCGCCGGTCTTGCGCGGGTTGTTGGGTGACAGTTGCAGTGCGGACAGCGGAAGGGTGTTGAGTTGGGTCATGGGCTATGTGCTCCGAAGGAAATGGAAAGACGCCTGCCTTCCAGGCGATGGGAGAATCGCCGCGGGGTCGCGGCCGTGGTGATCCAGGGGAAACGACGATGCAGGGCCTGCAGCAGGCGATGGCTGTTGGCGTGGCGCAGGTGGCCCTGGTAGCTGGCCAGCACGCTGCCGATGCGGCGGAAGTCTTCCGGTGTGCCGTGCAGTTGCTGGCCGCGCACGTGCGCGCGTTCCCAGGCTTGCAGGGTTTCGCGGGCGTGCACCACCACGCGGCGGCGCGCCAGCGTATGCGTGGGATGGATCACGTAGCCGAGGAAGTCGATACCATCGCGCAGCGGGCGCAGCCGAATGTCGGCCTTCAGCGACAGCCGCAGGCGTGTGCGCAGGAACTCCTCGATGCGTGTCTGCCACACGGCGAGCTGGGCGCGGTCGTGGTGGACCAGTACGAAGTCGTCGACGTAGCGCAGATATCGGCCGGCCTTCAGCTCATGCTTGACGAACTGGTCCAGCGCATCGAGGTAGACGTTGGCGAAGAACTGGCTGGACAGGTTACCGATGGGCAGGCCGAAGCCGGCCGGCGCGTTGGCCAGGCGCTTGTGCGCGGGGACCGCGGCCAGTTCCTGCGCCGTGGCCCGCACGTCGACGCCGGCACGTACCGGATCGCGGCGCAGCAGGGCGTGGGTGACATGCAGGGCTTCGGCGGTGGTGCCGTAGCGCTGCAGCCGTTCCTTCAGCTGGGCCCATAACGTGGGGCGGTGGATGCTGTTGAAGAAGTTGGCGATATCCAGCTGCAGGTAATAGCCGCCGCCTTGGCCGCTGTGTACCTGGTGGACGAATGCCTGCAACCTGCGCACCGCGGCGTGGCTGCCCTTGCCCGTGCGGTTGGCGTAGCTGTCATGGATGAAGCGAGGCTCGTAGATGGCTTCCAGTTGCGGGACCAGCCAGTGATGCACGACGCGATCGGCGAAGTCCGGTGCATGGATCTCGCGTGCCTTGGGTCGGGTGGCGATAAAGCAAGTGGAGCGGCGCGGCGACCAGGTGCGCGACTGGATCTGTGCCTGCAGTTGCAGCAGGCCGCCCATCCAGCGGGTGTCGAAGCGCAGCTGGTTGTGGCTGGGCACCTTCTGCCGGCGCGCCCGGCGCCAGGCGTGGTAAAGCGATTGCAGCGGCACTTCCCCCTGAAACTCACCGGCACGACGCACGGCCAACGCGAACCCGTTGTTGTTGCGGTGGTTGTTGTTGACGTTGCCGTTGTTGAAATTGACGTTCCACGCGGACGCCGAAGACCAGGCGGCCGCTTCCTCTCGCTCTTGCGACCCGGCCGCGCATCCGTGTGGGTAGCGTGGCTTCGTCATGGGTTGGCCCCTGTCGAGGCGGCGGGAGTACTCAGTTTCTTGCCACGCTGCACGATGGCGTTGCCGCCTTGTGCATTCTGGGCATTGGGGGTTTCGAACTTTTTGCACCAGCCGCCCGACTGCGCGCCCAGGCCATGGGCTTGACGCGCCAGTTCTTCGAATTGCCGGAAACTCTTGAAGGCATGCAGCAGCTTGGCGATCTGCAAGTGCTGCTTGAGCTCATCAATGGCCCAGCGCAGATCCTCCACCCATCGCTGCTGCTGTGCGCGGTCGCGCCATGCACGGCAAGCCACGCGGTAGACCGTCATCGCCTGGGTGCGAAGGTCGCCCCCGATCTTGTGACGGTGATACACCGAGAAGCCACGCACGGCGTTCTCGATGTCAACGAGAAGCCGTTCAGCGGCTTTGGCGATGGGTGGAAGCTGGAAGCGCGAGGGCATGGTCAGATCAGCAAAGAGTCAAATCACTGACCGGCACGACGCACGGCCAACGCGAACCCGTCGTAGCCGCGGTGGCCGTCGAGGACGAGGCCGTAGCTGAAATTGACGAACCACGCGGACGCCGAAGACCAGGCGGCGGGGGTCTTGCTCCAGTACCAGTCGTTCTTGATGTCGCGGAAGAAGTCGGTGTTGATGGCCGGGGAGTAACGGGTGCGGTCGACCAGCAGCTGCAGCTCGTCGATCGTCGGCATATCCCAGTCGTCGGCGCCGAGCAGCGTGCAGGCTTTGCAGGCGGCCTCGCACTTCTCCTGGGAAACATCGCTGTCTGTGACGCTGGTGGCGGTGAAGGTCAGGCCGTGATCGGGCAACAGGACGGCGACGTGGTCGGTGGCATCGTCGGGCAGGTGTTGGCCCTCGGCGCTGAGCTTGATGAACTTGATGGGTGACATGGTGTTGGTGCTCCTGTGGGGAATCAAAAAGGCCAATTACTGACCGGCACGACGCACGGCCAACGCGAACCCGTTGTAGTTGCGGCGGCCGTCGCCGACGTAGCCGCTGCCGAAATTGACGCCCCACGCGGACGCCGAAGACCAGGCGGCCGGGGTGCTGGTCCAGTGCCAGCGCGGCTTCACACGCGGAAACAAGGCGGTGTCGATGGCGGGTTCGTGGCGCGTGTCATCGATGAGGCCTGCGAGCTCGGCGCGGGTGGGCAGGCGCCAGTCGTCGTGACTCAGCAGGCGCAGGTTCTTGCACCGCTCGATGCAATGTTCCTGGGTGATGCCATCGCTTTCGTCGGCCGGATCGCCGAGGGATTCGACGGACCACATCAGGCCGGTGACCTGGTCAAGGACCGCGACGTGGTCGGTGCGGTCGCTGTCTGCAGGCAGGTGGGTACCGTCTGCGAGGATCTTGATGGGGCCGAATGCATTGGCCGCACGCGAGGCGGTCACTGGGTCGGCAATGCGCTCGATGTTGCTGGCCAACAGCGTGCCGCTGCTGGGTGGGGTGACGATCAGGTTGCCATGGACATTGATGGTGATGGGTTGCATGTATGGTTCTCCAGTGGTCAGGCGGCGGCAGCGGCGGGGATGGGAAGCGGTGCGGCCGGCACGATGCCGATGGCGCCTTGCAACCAGGCGCCCTGCAGGGCGTAGACGTGGAAGGTCTGGTCGCCGCGCTGGCCGGCGAGCAGCGGCGCCAGCGTGGTGGCGACTTCGCCCGGGGGGCCGTAGTTGGCGTAGGTCACTTCGACCGGCAGGTAGAAGCGATCGCCGGGCATGGGCTGCAGGCGCGGATCGCGGGCGGTGGGCGCGGTGGTGATCCATGCCGGTTCGCACAGGGGGAAGTCGGCGATCCGGGCGAGCGTGATACGCGCGGCGGTGTAGTCGTCCAGGTTCTCGCTGTGCGGGCGCACGCGGCTGAGGGCGTCGTAGGCTTCGGCGGCTTGTTGCCGCAGTTTGATCAGCTCGCGGCTGAGCAGGTCGTTGGCGTCACGGGCGACGCGGGCGGATTCCAGGTCGTTGCGCCAGTCGTCGGCACGTTTGCTGTATTCAGCGGCATTGGTCAGGCGGTCATCGTTCTGCTCGATATGGGCGAGGTTGTCGAGGAAGTCGGGGCCGGTGAGGGTGAAGGGTTCGCGCATGGTTGACGTTTCCTTATTCGTCGGCGTCGTCGAAGTCGTCGACGGCAGGGCTGGGGGAATGTTTGCGGAGGTTGCGGGCGGCTTTGCCGCCGCGGAGGCTGCTGGCGACGGTGCGCGGATCGCGGTAGTCGCCATTGAGGGGGCGCGAGCATTCGTGCATTTCCAGGCGCTGGATCTTGCCGCCGGATTTTTCGAAGGCGGCGATGTCGCAAGCGATCTGGCGGCTTTCCAGTTGCTTGGCGGCCAGGTAGGCGCCGCCGTGCGCATTGGCGACGGAGAGCCGCTGCGTGTTGATCGGCCGGGTGACCAGGGTGGCGCTGTGCATGGACTTGGCCTGCCGCGATGGGCCGACAGGTTTGGTGACGCGCGCGCCTTGTGGATCGTCGATGCGGCGACCGGTGCGCTTGTTGACCAGCGCGTCGGGTGTGATGAGGTAGGCGCAGCGGCCATCGATACGCGAGCGGGTGACCTTCTTGTTGCGCTCCAGCGTGGACAGCGTTCCGGACATCAGATTGCTGGTGCAGGTGGGCTCGACCGCCTGGATGATGTCGCGCACCAGGTGCGGCTTCCCTTCGGCTTGCAACCAGAGCAGTACGCGAGTGGAGCGGCCGGTGCGTCGACCGCGGAGTTCGGCGGTCTGCTTCATCCTTCGCTTCCCGGCGTGGTGTCTTGCAGCGCTTCTGCAAGGTTTTCGGCGCGCATTGCCGCCTCGCCGGCTAGTGCGAAATAGGCGGCACCGTCCGTGTAGTCATCATGGTGGTAGGCGCCGCCTGTTGATCGGCTGGCTTTCAGGAGTGCCATGAACAACCAGCCATCGCGCTCGCTGATGGACGTGCCAACGATTGAGTTGAATGCGCCGACGCATGCGGACATCGACCGCTCACCACTTGGCCGGTCGCGTTGTGTTGCACGTTCGCCGATGGCGGCGATCGCGGCGGCCAGAAACTGCTGGGCTTCATCGAGGGTTTGATCGACGCGGCTCACTTCGCACCCGCCTTCGCCAGCTCACTGGCAATGCGCAGGCCTTTTTCGGTGAGGACCGCTTCGGCCTGCATGTCGCCCTGGTATGTGGTGACGTAGGCGCGGTCCAGCATGTTGACGACGCGGCGGGTGACGGTGGTGTCGCCTGCGCCGTAACCGCCGCGGCAGCGCACCAGCTTGTGTGCGGGGTTGGCGTAGGCGGCGCGCACGGCGGCGCGCAGCTTGGGGGTGAGTGATTGGGCGTGCATGGTCAGATCCCGGTGCCGCCGGCCATGGCCAGCGTGAAGAGGGCCAGCGCCGCGACCACCGCCCAGCCGAAGATGTTGGCGCGGGATATGCGCGGGTGGTGGTGGCGGTTGTGGGTGCGCGGCGTGGTGGCGCAGATGCTTTCGCAGACACCCTCGGCGAGGATGCGGTCGGTGTTGGTGCTCATGCGATGTCCCCCATGTTGGTGAGGGCATCGGTGCGGCGCTGCTGTGCCTTCACCAGGCGCATGCCTGCCACGCGCAGTGCATCGAACTCGACTTCAATCCACCCTTGTTCCGCGATCTTGCGGTTGAGGTCTTTGAGAGCGAGCAGCGCTGCGTCGTATTCCTTGTCCGCCTTGATCAACTCCGCCACGGCGGCGCGGGCTTCGCGTAACTGTTCCGACGGCTTCGGCCCGCTGGTCGGATACAGGATTAGGCTGATTCCAGCCGCTTTCATCACCGCCAGCACATCGACCGCGCCAGCCTTGTTGCGCGACGACGCGAAACACCCCTCGCAGTAGCCCATACCCTCGCGATTGAACTGGTCTTCGTCGCACGTCGCGCCGCATGCGTTGCAGAATTCGGCGCTCATGCCTTCACCTGCCAGCGCGGATGGATGTCGTCGTTGCAGGACTGGATGTCGCCTTCGATGAAGGGTTCCGGCTTGCCGCAGGCGGTCAGGATGGAAAGGGCGAACGCCTGCATTTCGCTGCGGGTGCCGACCAGGCTGGGGGCGTTGGCGCCCAGGGTGATGAAGATGCGGTCGTGCAAGCCGACGTGGACGCTGGGCTTGCAGACGCCGCTGGTGCCGTTATGCATCATGGCAGCAGCACCTCGGCGAGGGCGGCGGCCGGCGTGCCGGGTTTCGCGGTGGCCAGGGCAAGGATCACGCCTGCAAGGAAGACCGCAACGACCAGCTTGCCGATGTTGCGGTCGATCCAGAGCAGGTCTTTGTCCAGCTCGCGGCGGAAGGAAGAGCGGGGCGCGGTAGCCATCAGCGCGCCTCCCAGGCCAGTTCGGCACTACGGGCTTCGGTGTGCTTTTCCTGGACCTTCAGCTGGCGCGCACGCCGCTTGTGGTCGCGGTTGTGCTCGCCGCCGGCGCTGGTGCGCAGTTGCTTGGCGTGCTGGTGGTCGGCGCTGCTGGCGGCGCGCATGCAGCGCATGGCGGCCGGCGGCAGGGGGCGGGCGTTGTAGCCCAGGGCGGACTCGTATTGGCTGTCGAACGTACCGTTGGCGTCGAACATTGCGGCCTCTCCGGTGGGAAGAGGGCGGCCCGCAGGTCAGACAGGGAAGGGGGCCATGTCTGGGCCGGCGGGCTGTGCCGCCGGGGAGACCTGGGGTGGTCTAGCCGGGGTGCCCTGCCCGGTCGGGTGACTGGGCGGGGTGAAGCATTAAGCAGACTTAGCGATATGTCAAGCCCTCTTAGCACGAAGGTTGCTACCTTGACCCTTTAGGGGCGTCTATCAGGGAGAAATTACGATGAGATTCTTGCTGGCCGGCCTACTGGCTTTGGCACTGACCGCGTGCGCAACCGTGGAATCGGGGCGTTCTTACGACACGGCAGCCGCAGCAGCGTTCAAGGAAGGGGTCACCACCAAGGCCGAGGTAATTGCCGCGCTGGGGAAACCAACCAACGTGACCCATACCAGCGAAGGCATCACCGTCCTGGTGTATTCGCACATTGTTGCAAAAGGCAACGGGCTCACCGGATCAAGCAATGCCACTGGCAATACTGCGTCCTACGTATTCGGCGCTGATGATGTTTTGAAGCAGGTAGGGTTGCAGACGATAGATTCAACAACCCGCTAATCGCCAGTATTTACGGCTAGTCCCCTGGTGGCGCATCGGGAGCGCCACATCCGTTCTGTACGCAGTCCTCGAGTGTTTTCATGCGGGCGTGCAGCTTTTCTAGCTGTGTGTCGTCTAGTGAAGCCAGCGAGAGAACGTTGGCTTCGTCGAGGTAACGTTGGACCTCTCCCGTCCAGTGATACCAGATTGCGACGCGGTTGATCTCGCGAATCGCCTTTGCTTGCCATCGCAGCTCAAGCGGCGGTGGAAGTGCATTGGCGCCGTAGTACTGGAATTCGCGCCAGGCATCCGTTTCTGCGCTGGTTTTATGAGTGGAAGTCGGCACCGCTTCACTCAGCAGCTGTCGCAGCCGAGTAACTTTGTCACGCCCCATTGAACACCCCTATGGCGGGGATTAAGCCGCCGCTGCTTGGACGAACCGCAGCACTTTCGCCCGTGGCATACCCTCAACCAGCAAGTCATGCGCCAGGAGTGTGACCTCGGCTCGCTTGGCGGGTGGCAGCGCCAACCCCTTATCATCCAAGGCTTCGGCTACCAGCTGAAAAGCGATGATCCATTCATCAAGTGTCACTGCTTGAGACGCATACGCAGCAACACCTTCCCGAATATGGGTGGGGGCAAAGCGATCTTCTTGGCCCCACAACAGTTCCCTGGCATTGATTTCGGCGGCGTCGGCGATCTGGAAGAGTGTGCTGGCTTTCACGTGATCGACAACGACCTTGTCGTTCAGCCAGTTGGCCATGGTTGCTGTGGTCATTTTCGCGCGGCGTGCAAGTTCGGCCGGGTGGATACCCAGCTGATTCATGGCGGCGGTGAGCCGTTGGCCAAGGGTGGTCGTTGCCATAAAGCCAGCTTAACAATCGGGGCGCTTAGGGGGCTTGACGTGAACGCTAAGAGGTCTTAGCGTGTGCATCCCATGAGCGAACCTATTTCCAAAAAGAACCTGCGCGAACGTCTGCGGCTCAACACGGACGCTGATCTGGCTGGGTATTTCCGGATATCCCGGGCTGCCGTGGCCCAGTGGGGGGAGGACGACCCGGTGCCGGAACTGAGGTTGTTCCAGGCGATGAAGCGCGATCCTGCCGCTTTTCCTGAATTTCTTGGCACTTCCGCCGAATCCGCCAGCGAGCCGCTGGCAAGGGTGGGCTGATGCAATCAGGCCACTTTCAGTCCGGCCAGCAATTCCAGGCGCTTCTGGTAGGCCTGCCAGCTGTCGTTGGACAGCGTGGGCTTCGACCCATCGGCGTACAGGTAAATCCGCGACATGTCCGCGCTGGCGTCGTGGCTGATCGCCGCCGCCTTCGCAGCGGTGAGCCCCTTCAATTCCACCGCATGCGGCGTGTAATCCAGCCAATCCCGCGAGCGGATACCCAACGGCTTGTAAAGCCGATTCAACACCACGTGACCATGACCCTCCACGCGCTCGACGCAGTAGGGCAGGTAGATGCGCGAAAAACTCTCGGAGATGCCTGACATGGAAAATCCTTTCGTAACGGTAGTGGTGATTGCCCCCCAGGGCGCCGGAAAATCGCGCCACGCCGCGGCATTGGCGCAACGCTTAGGCTGTACCTCGATTGTGGACGAATGGGATGGCCACGGCGAATTGCCGGCAGGCGCCCTGGTACTGACCAACCTCCCCGCAAGCGAATTGGCGGGTGTGGCCAGCGAGCCGCTGGCAAGGGTGGGCTGAGATGATTTCAGCAGAGCGCCAAGTTATCCGACTGGTGGTGGATCGAAAGGAAGCGATCCGAGCGGCGCTGGAGCGTTGGGATCTTTCCCGGCGATCTGCCGCCAATGGTCCAGGAATGACTGCGCCGATTCTGCCATCGCACGAACCTCTGGCGCCGGATGCGCAGCCAGATCGTCCAGATTCAGGACGATCGCCATGAGCTTGTCCAGGCTGTTCCAGAACGCGGCGTCCTCCCGTTTTTCGCGCATCAGCGCCAAGAGCACCACTTCCGTTGCAAGCGACTTCGCGGATAACTCCTGCGCGAGGGTCAGTTCTTTCATGCCGGTCTCCGGTGGTCGGGTAGGTGCAGTTCTCGGGGGAGAGCAAGCCTATCACCGGCAGACCGGCACCCCTTCGCGCTGGGGCAATGCCCATGCGTAAGCTGAGCCAGCGCGACGTCCTGGCCATGGTGCTCAACACCTGGCACCACGGCAGGCCGAACCCGCACTTCGGGCCATCAGTCCACGGCACGGCATGGTTTCTCTGGCTGGTGGTGCTGGCCGCGCTCGCCCTGGGTGGAGTCGCGTTCGTCCTGCAACTGGTCGGGCAGGGTGAAGAACACTGCGACGACCGTGCCCGGGCCGGTACGACGATCAAATGTGCGCAGGACCTGGAAGCGCAGCCGGCGGCGAGAAGTGAGCATGATTTCCATGGCGGCATGGTGAGTGCGCCCGCGCCGAGAAAATACGTTCGCGGAGGCCGCGCATGAACGTTGACGACGCTGCCTATGCCGTGGTTCACGACTATCCGGGTGGAAGCGAGGCGTTGGCCCCGCGCCTGGGTATGTCCGCTGCCGTCCTGCGAAACAAGGTCAACCCGAACAACACCACGCATCACCTGACCTTGCGCGAGGCGCAGAAGGTGACCGTGCTGACGGGCGACCCTCGCATCCTCCACGCCCAAGCGCTTGAAACCAGCCGCATCGTGCTGGATGCACCGAATGGCGATGACGCCGCGGCCAGCGACATGGCGGTCCTCGAGATCGTCGCCGCAGTGTGGGGCACGCAGGGGGACCTGGGTGCGGCCATCCACCGGGCGTTGGCTGATGGCGTGATGGAGGCGGTCGAATACCAGGCCATCAAGGAGGCAGGCAACAAGGCGCAAGCGAAGATCGCGGCGCTGTTGCGACGACTGGAAAGCATGGTGGAGCGCTGATGCTCATGGCGAGGGGGGCGCCCACGTACCGCAAGCGCAGCGTCATCGCGCATCCCAACGACAAGGCCCGCGCCGGCATGCTGGCTGCGATGGCCGAGTTGTATTCGGACAAGCCTGGCCTGGTAGGTGAAGCCGCGCTGGGCGAGCGCGAGCGGTTACGCATCGAGGATGAGGCCAAGGCGACAGGGCAGGGCGTGCTTCCGTTGGGTAGCCACGCATGATGCGGCCCCCTTCCCCCCGAGGATTTGAAAGGCGCCGCGCTGCGCCAACTGAAGTCGATGCGCGTTGGTCATCGGATCGGTCAGGCCGTTCAGCTTCCGGGCTTGGGTCCTCCCTGGGGGACCCCTACGCGGGTAATTCGGAC